GATTGTACCATCGGTTTGGACATAATACAATTGCCCCGCTGTTAATTCTGATTGATTAGAATCAACACCTCCATCAACAGTAATTATTGCAGTTTTATTGGCTGCTGAAGACGAAGACTTTGCAATACCAATATAATTCTCAGCAGTCAAGTTTACTGTTGTTGATGTTTGAGTATAACTAAATGTAGGATTAAAAACATAATAAACATAAGTTGTATTATTGTCATCTCTATTATTTTCAACATAATACTTATTTACATCATTAGCTGTAACTCCTGCATAAAATTGGCTTGTTCCATCTCCTGTTCTTGTTGTTTGTGAACCTACAGTTAATGTTTCTCCATTAGTTGTAGTCATAAATCTATAAGCATTATAATAGGTACTTCCACCGCTATAATCTTGATAAGTTACACAGTATTGTCCTGTAAAATCAGAATACACAGCAACATCACCTGCTGTTTCTACATAAGAAGAAGCACTATTAATATTTCCACTACTATAATTGCTTGCTGTAATTGTTGTTCCACTAATTGCTAAAGAAGCATAAGAAATATAATTGTTAGGTGTTGTTATTTTTCCTATTAAAATAGCTTTATTTGTGTAATTTGGATTATAAACAGGACTACAATAACCACCATAATTTACTGAAGCAATTACAGTCGGTGAACCCCAAGTAACAGTATTACCATCAACTGTTGCTATTATTACATTTGGATAATATTGAGTGCCATCTCTGTAATATAATAAAAGTTTTCCATTTAAAATATCACACCCTTTTATATATTGACCACCATCAGTTGTATTTGCGTTTTCACTTCCTGCTGTCAATGTCGTGCCTGACGCAGTTATCACAACTGCTGTCATTTTTTTACCTAAAGCATTATTAGCTCCTTGAAAAAATGCAACTACATTTTTACTATTGCTGTCATAAACACCTGTTATAGTATTATTAACTCCACCGCTTGACCATGCCGAAGCAAGCAATTCAACTTCATCTCCCATTGTAATGGTTGTTCCAGAATATGAAATAGCTCTCGCAAAATGTTTATGTGTAGTTTGATTAGTATATAAACATACAAATACATCTTGGTCTGGATTATAAACGACAACATGAGATAATGAATTTGCTGACGCTAATATGCTTGGTGAACCCCATGTAATACTTTCACCTGACCTTGTTCCAACAATTACATTAGCTTGACCAGATTGTTCTCTATAACAAAAAGCATAAGTTGTGCCATCGCTTGCAACCGCCATACTAAATAAATCGGAAACATAAGCATCAATTACTCCTGTACTACCTGATGATGCTGATCCTGAATTACTAGACTCTACTACTGTATTTGCTGCGGGAATATAATCACCATTTGTTTTTACAACAACAGGATCGCCTTTTGTTATACTTGCACCTGAATTACCAATAAGTTCAGTTGGTGTTTCTTTTAATTGTAAAGTTGTTGTTGATACTGCTGTTCCTAAATATTTACCTGTAGTTAGAGAAGCACCACCACTATAAAATGGTCTAACATTGCTAGTGCCATCAGTAAAATATTCTTCTCCAATAGTTAATCCTGTCTGATCAACATTAATACTTTTATTAGGCATATTAACCTGTACTTTATTACCATCTGTAGCAGATGTAGAAGATAATCCGAGATAGTTGTTATCAAGGTTTGTGGCTAATGGATAATATAATGTAGAAATACTTAATTTTTGACTATTATCTGCATCTCTAGATGCAACTGCAGTTCCTTTACCTGCTCCAAAAGCTGCTGCTCCTGATTCTATTATATTTTCATTAGTGGTTATAACAACCGCATCACCTACAGTAAAAGAAGATGCACTTGGAGTAATAATTCTATAAGTAAGACCATCTGAAGTATGGTCATCATCATGGTAAACTACAATTATTTTTGATGCGTCTGAGTCATATACAACATCTAAATAAGAACTTGAAACATTTGTATAATCATTAATAGTGCCTTCACCTGCAAAAGATATACTATTTGTACCACCACCTGTAACAGTGCCAATAATACCTTTTGTAATGCCGTCTGTTGTATTATGATAACCGACAAAAACTTTATCGTTTGTAGTATCATAAGTTGCTGTTAATCCGTCTACAGCATCAGTACCACTAAATACAACATCTGAACCTATAGTAACTGTTGGTGAGCCACTTGTACCTGAAGATTGTATAACATTTGCAGTACCATAATTTGAATTGCTATCATCTCTATAAGCCACTACTGTTCTGCTTGTATCAGGGTCATAAACAACATCAAATTCGTTGGCATGTACTGAACCATTTGTAACAATAGTAGATGTTGCACCTGCTGTTAGACCACCGCCTGAAGTTGTATAATAAGGTTTAACTTTAAATAACCATGCACCAGTGCTTTGATTTGAATTAAATAATAATAAATAATTAGAACTTATATCGTAAGATAATTTTATGCCTAACTCATTAGACCATGTAATACTTGTATCAGTTGGGGTTGCAACTGTTATAGCAGTGCCAGATATACTTAAACTTGTAATATAAATATTAGGCGTATCAACATTTCTAGCCCAAGATGTCCATACTTTACCATTACCAACAGCAATACCAATTTCTCTGTTACAACCTACAGATTGTAATACAACAGGTGTACCCCAAGTTATAGTACCATCAGACCATGTACCTGCAACTGCATAAGGATAATCTGAATCTGCTGCATTTTCATAAACAGCAACAAAAGTTTCGGATGTTGAATCGTAAGCCATATGAGCTGCACCATCTGAACTTACTGTGTCTGAATCATCCATAGTTGTAAAAGCAACTGAAATGTCGCTTCCGACACTTTCAGCAATTTGTTTGGCTTTCCCTGCTGCGGTTAAAATTGTTGGTTTCCCAGCTGTTATAGTTCCACTAGCAGTAAAAGTTTTATCTATTCCTTCATCAGAAAGAAATGCTTTTCCAGAAGGATAATCACAAAATACGGTATGTTCACCTGATGATAAACTTATGGCGTTATTTGAATTTGTACTTGCCAGAACGGTGGTTCGGGCCAAAGTATGTCCACTTAATGTATAGGTTCCAAGACCCACTTCCCAATCTGTTTTATCAGCATCTTCTATTGCATAATATGTTGTAGAACCGTCTCCTAAAGAGGAAAAGGCCTGATAACCATTTGGAGGAGAATTAGCAAGAGTAATTGTTCCAGTACCTGTTGTGGTGGTTGTGTCCTTAACCCTGTCTTTTACTACAAGAGCCATGTTACACCTATGACCTTGTTATTAAAATTTCAGTTGCACTAATAGCTCTTCCAGCAACAACACTAGGATCACCTGCTGTTGTGCTTAAAGTTCCGTCTGTTTGAACATAATATACTTGACCTGGTGTTAAACTACTTTGATTATTATCCGTGCTACCAACTGTTTGAATAATTGCTGTATCATTATCTGATGCCGCATCTTTTGCTATTCCTATATAATTTTCTGTTGTTAAATTTGGAGTTGAGACTGTCCTTGTTCCATTTGGAATAATAACTGTAGACGCTAAATCATTAGAGCTATCTTCATATGTAGCTAATAATTTAATATCTCCTTGCGTAGTATCAAGACTTAAACCATTAAAATAAGTTGTACCACTATTCAATACTGCTTCTCCTGATAAAGCTGGTGTTGTGCCTGTTATTGTTACTTCAGCATAGTAAGCATGATTAGATGAATTTCTATAAATTATAGGAATTTTACCAAAATCAGATTTTCCTATAGTATTATGATTAGTCCAATTATCATGTAAGTTTGTTTCTGCTCCTTTTGTTACACTTGTACCACTTATTGTGAAAACAATACCCTCTCCATCATCGCCTGATGCAATTTGATATAAAAATAAAAATTTATCCGCAACTGAATCGTAACAAAGTGGATTAACTTTACCAGCAAATGAACTATTTATATTTTCTGTTGTAAATTGTAATTTAGAGCCAAAAGTCATACTCGTGCCAGAAACTGTGCCTACTATTACTTGACCATAATTAGAGGCATCTTCCCATACAAATAAACCTTTTCCAGAACCAGAACTGTATTGAGCTGCTGAAGCTCCTGTTATACCTGATGATTCAATAACAACTCCACTACCCCATGTAATACTTGTACCACTTACTGTACCTATCCATACTGTTGGATAATTGCTGTTTGATTGGTCACGCCCATATAAAACTATTTTTTCATTTGCTTCATCAAAATATGCGTGCCTATCACCAGAACCACCTTGACTAGAATTGTTATATTGAACTGAAGTTCCAAAACTTATTGAGCTTGCTCCTACAGTAGCAACAATAGATTCCCCTTTATTAGAATCATTACCAGCTTGGTAAATAATAACAACTTTTTTATTTACTGAATCATATACAGGCATAGGATTTTCTCCTGCCCCAACTAACTGCGTCAAATGTTGCTGTTGCTGTTACTGTTGGCGTTGTACCAGAAGTTGAAACAACAACAGCTCTACCATAATTAGAAACATCACCATCCATATAAGCAACTACAAATCTATCAACATTTGCATCATAACAAGATTTAACAGTATTAAGCATATCTCCTGCAACTAATTCTGTTTCTGTACCTTTTGAATAAGTATAATTTGTAGTTTGTGAATTACTTTGAGCTTCAGAAAAATCTCCATCAGCTTCAACAATAACAGGCTTCCCTTTTGCAATTGCACCTTCTGATTGTCCATACAAAGTATTAGGGTCTTGATCTTTTAGTTCCAAAGCTGTAGCACTAAGAGCTTTTCCAATATATTGTGAATTTGTTTTTGTGTAGGTTGTTGTTGTTCCATAATAGACTGTTGCATAAGATATTTTACTAGAATTACCTGCATCCCATAAACCTACTAAAACACCTTTACCTGTACCAAAACTTGCAGCTCCACTATTTAATCTATTATCATTAGCACTTAAAACCGCACCAGCTGCAACTGAAAACGAACTTGCTCCTAAAGTTAAAATTTTATATGTAAGGTCATCTCCACTATCTTCATCTCTATAAAAGAAAAATGCCTTATTATTATCGCCATCAAACTCAATATCAAAATTAGTTGGATTACCGCTGGGGTCCCATATATCAGCATTACCAGTAAAAGCTATGGTATTTGTACCACCACCTGTAACTGTTCCTATAATGCCTTTTATTGCATTACTGTCTGATGTATTTTTGTAAGCAACAAAAACTTTATTGTTTTCTGTATCATAACAAGCACATAATTCAGCTCCACCATCACCTGCATCTATAATTGAATCTGCACCTGCTGTTACAGTCGGTGAACCTGATGAACCAGTTGATTGTATAACTTGAGCAGTTATTTGATTAGAATTTGTACCATCTGAGTAAATTACTATTGATCTGTTTGTATCAGGATCAAAAACTAAATCAGTTTTATGACTGACAGTAACATTATTATTCATTAAGACTACCGAAGTACCTAAAGTATATGTGCCATCACTTGTGTCATGGTATAAAGGTTGAGCAAAAAAATCATGTGGTGTGCCTGTTCCTCCTGAATATGCAATAATAACATAATTTGTAGATGTATCATAAACACAATGATAACCCATTGGGTTTCCATAGGTAGCATTATTAGGAGCAAAAATAGTTTCAGCAGCAAAAGTCATTGCTGTTCCTGATATTGATGCACTTCTTATACCACCTGTTGCATCAGAAGCTCTGTAAGTGACATGAACTCTATTACCACCTGAACATATGTGCGGTTGGTCATCTATTGCACTTGATTCAAACACGACTGGTGTTCCCCAAGTTACAGTTCCACTAGACCATGTACCTGCAACCGCAGTTCCATAACTACTATTACTAGCATCTTTATATGCTAAAACATAAGTACCTGAATTTGACTCATAAGTGCTACTAACATCTACAGATGTTGTATCTGAATCGTCCATTGTGGTAAAATTTCCTGTTGGTGAAGCATTTGTGCTTGTAGCACTCGTTATAAACTTTTTAATATTTCCTGCATCATCTGAGAAATAATCATCACCTACTGTTAATCCTGTTTGATTATTGTTTATTGAACCAACAATATTAATATCTACAGGATTTGTATCACTTGCAGTTGTTGAAGCTACTCCTAAATAGTTATTATCTAAGTTTGTTGTTGTTACAGCACTTTGGGCAAACTCAAAAACTTGGCAAGCTATATCCGAATCCGAACCTGTATCTTTAAAGACCAACAAGAAAGGATTTTCCGACTCACTTGTTATTGAGGTTCTGCTCATACGAGGCTGCTGACCAGAATATGTGCCTGCACCATGTCCTGTTACTGTTCCTGTAGCAACAACACTTGGTGCTGTTCCTGTAATACTTATTGTATAATAGGTAGAAGTACCAGAATGTCCTCCTACAAACATAATAGATTTATCTGCTGTTGTATCAAAACCAATAGCCGAGTGAGTATTGTGTCCTGTATCTGAAAGTTTAACTTCTGTTCCAAAACTAACCGATGTACCTGATATAGTTCCCACTATTGCGTATTCTCTATCACTATCGTCTGAGCGTNNAAAACCTATTAAAAACTTGTTCACGCTGTCGTCAAAACATACTGAAGGAAAATCAAAAGAAGAAGCTCGAATTTCTGTAATAGAACCCAAAGTCAAAGCTGTACCTGAATTAGTCATAACGATAGCATTACCTCCACCGCCACCCCCACCAGATTCTTCAGACATAATTAAAAATTTATCGGCACTAGTATCATAAGATAAATCTAGTATGCCATCACCACCTACATCACCATTCAATGTAGGAGACTCCACAGTATAACTGACGCTTGGGGTTGAACCGCTTATGTCAATAACAGAGGCATGAGCATTATAGTCTCCGCCATCTAATCCATAATAGAGAATGATGACATCGTTTTGGTCAGGGTCAAAGATTCCTGTTAATTTATAATTAATTTGTGTAGCATCTAAATTTGTTCCTGTACCGATAGTCGGAACTGTTCCACTAACTGTTCCTGTCGACCCTCTTATGTACCCATCGCTTGTCCTTTTCCAAAAAACACCAAATCGTGATGCGTTGCTATCCCATACAACTGCGGTTTCTTCACAAGCCTCACTTGTTGCAACAACAGGCGTTCCGTATGTAACAGATTTTCCTGAACCTGATATTGTTGCAACAACAAGTGTTGGATAGTCACTATTATTGTCATCTTGATAGGAAACAAACACCTTTCCAGAACCTATATCATCACTAACAAAACCCTTAGAACCCTCATTGTCTGTTATTTTTGCTAGTGTTCCCCAACCTTCTGTGACATCTACACCAGATGTCGAAGAAGCAATTTGAGCAGCATCACCATCTGCTTCTAATATACATGCTTTACCTGCGGTTATTGTTCCGCTTGCGGTAAAGGTTTTAGCTAAACCTTCATCATTAAATCCAGCTTTATCAGCAGGATAAGTAACAAAAACATCATGCGTTCCTGAAGTTAAAGTAATTTTTGAACCAGAATTAGAACTATCTAATACAGTTGTCCTGGCAAGGGTAGTGCCAGAAGTCGTATAGGTTCCTAGGCCTACCTCCCACGCCAGTACCGTTTGCATCAGTCAATGCATAGTAGGTTGTTGCACCGTTTCCAAGCACAGAAAATGCCTGATACCCAGCAACAGCACCTGCTAAAGTTAAAGTGCCAGTTCCTGTAGTACTTGTTGTCTCTTTTATCCTATCTTTAACTAACAGAGCCATAGAAGGTTTCCCTTTCTACGCTATGCGAATTATAGCATTACTAGAGTCAGCAGTTGGGAATTGGATTGTGAAATCTCCAGAACTTGATGATTTATCAGAACCAAAATCAAGAACACATACACCTTTATTAGATTGTGTTGAGTTATAAATTTAAAGCAACCTCTAGCTGTAATAGTAGAAGTACTCCAAGTTGTATCAGCAAAATCTAGTAAAAGCTGTTGTACTTGAAGAGGTTGGTGTTACATTTGTTAAACTGTTGCCTCCAGCTGTATAATTCGTACCAGTTGTTTCATTAGTTGTTGCATACGCAGTAGTCGTAGCACTCATTGTAGCTGATGAAGTATACAGAGCAATTTTAAATGTAGCTCCTGTTCCAGATGATCCACCTCCTGATCCATTATAAAAGTTATGCACGCCCTGTAAGAGCTCAGTTTTAAAACTTGTGCACATTGCTTGAGTTATAGCCATATTAAATTCTCCTTATAATTTCGGCGAGGTCATCATGTCCCTGTTGGGACAATGTACCACAAATAGTCGTACGCTCAGATAATATAGCTTGTTGCATATAATATCTCAATACCTTGTGGACATTTTCTTTAAATGCTTCTGCCTGGTCTCGTATTGCAGGCGGAGCATCTTGGGAAACTGAGATAATATGATTGGTTGCTCTATCAGCCCAATGATCACTATCTAGCCCCTTATTATCAGTTGTTATTACATTAACAGTACCTGTATTTGTACTAATTTCATCTGTATACATTAAGTCACCTCTATTCTTAAACTATCAAAACGATATTCATCACGCCTATCTCTACCTTCAAATAGGTTTTTCTGTCTTGATATTTCCTCTGCGAACCTTTTTTCGTATTCTTGTTGTAAGGTAGGTTCTCCCTTCATAAAAATATATGCTTCAATTAATGTTCCATATAAAAGAGCATTTCTTGCATTTTCTGACAAATAAGTACCAGCTGTATTTACTGTTAAACTTGGCGGTCTATACAAATAATTTAATTCCATTGTGTAATCAACATCTGGGAGTCGGTGATACTAAAAAAGTATTGTCTTCATTTTCTGTATTACTACCAGCGTCAAAATCTGCGTAATATTTTGGTCTACCCATTAAATTTGTTTGTGTTGGATCATAATCATAGGCTTGAATAAATGATGGATGTTTTTTATCAAGATAATGATAATCACCATTTGCATCAATTGCAGCTAGTGAGAAAGAGGCTAAGTAATCTGCTGGCCCTTTTAAAAAATCTATTACCAGATGTAGAAGTACCAGTAGATGTTTTTCTAAATACATTTATTTGCACAAGTTCTAATAGTCTTTCTTCAGCATTTTTAATAAAATCATTTATTGTGCCAACAAAAACAGATTCATCGTTTTGCGTGTAATTTTGTACTAATGTTTTTAGTTCATCTAATGTCATGTTATCACCACCGTGACTGTACCAACATTTGATTCCATTTGCGATACAGAAAATGCATAACCTATTGGATCAAGAGCTTTATCTGTAAAAGCATTTACTTTAGTGGTTTTTACTACACCTTCGCCCGCAGGCGTATCTTTATCTGGTCTAGGTTCCCATAAGGCTTCTGGGTCTACTACATTAACTCGTAATTCTAGCTGTGGTTGTTTTGGTTCCCAACAACTAGGGCATGTTTTTAGTCCATTCCACTCTTTATGTAATTGTTTTAAGTAATAGCGTTGTCCACATCTATCACATTGACCAAGAGCATTTTTTCCAGCAGCATAAGACATTATGTTAATCTCCTGTAACTACGCATAGAAGGTCTTACTTGATAACTTTCTCTTACTTCATCTTGTTCTGCCGCTCTTTTAAATTCTTCTTCATAAATAACTTTTAAAAATTGTGTTCTATCTGGTGCTCTTTTTATAGATAAATAATAAGCAAGACCACTAGCTAGACATGGATAAAATCTAAACGGAACTTGCATGGTGTTTGGACCATGATCAGCATCGTCAATTCTTTCTAAATAGTTATAAACAATTTGGTCACTATTATTATTACATGTAGGCCATATTTTTATTTTAGGAGAAATTTGTTTATCTACAAAATATTGACTTGGTGTGCTTTCATCTGTTTTGTCTGGAATTTGTAAATATTCTTTGCGACCAATTGCTTGAATAATAGTATCAGTATCTTTGCCATTTACAACTTTACGGCTTGCAACACCTAAAACATCAATTGCACCTTCTGGCAAATCATAACTAACTTGACCTTTTGTAAGTGTTTGAATTTTTTCTTTTACAGTCCATTGATTAAGGCCTCTGTTAGCCCAATCAGCTAACATAAGATTTATGCTTCTTTGAGCTGTTTTTAAATCATAGCCAGTTCGTAGTTGTAAGCCACATCTTTCAAATGCCTCTTCAACATATTCAGCAACATCTAATTCAAAATCTTTACTATTACTAACTGCCATTTCATTA